AGCTTATGGTAGAAGACCGAAGCAAGTACGAAGCACTAGCACACGCTGGTGGTGTTGAAGTGGGTAAAGAACTAAAGACACTAACAGATGAGGAAATAAACCAAGTGGCTATTGATATGGGAATGTTTGGTGATTTAAGCCATGATGAAATTGAATTGTGTAGGAATGTACTAAGAAAGGCACAAGAGTGAGCATAATAACGATTGACTTTGAGACTTACTACGATAAGTCAACATTCAGTTTGTCAAAGATGACGACTGAGGAATATGTGCGTGATGATAGGTTTGAAGTTATTGGTGTAGCAGTCAAGGTAGATGGTGGTGAAACCGAATGGGCTAGTGGAACGCATGAAGAATTAGCAAGGTATCTTAAGACCTTTGATTGGAAGAACTCAATGTGCATAGCACACAACATGATGTTTGATGGCTTCATTCTTTCCCAACGCTTTGGTATTGTCCCTAAGATATATGCTGATACTTTATCTATGGCTCGTGCGCTACATGGTGTGGAAGTTGGCGGCAGCCTAGGAGCATTAGTAGAAAGATACAAACTAGGTCTTAAGGGTGACGAAGTTATCGCTGCTTCCGGGAAATACAGATCAGACTTCACAGAAGAAGATCTTGAGAGATACGGTGATTACTGTGTTAACGATGTGGAGTTAACCTACAAGCTATTCAATGTGCTGATTAACAAAGGCTTCCCTAAGACAGAGATGAAGCTAATTGATCTGACCATGCGAATGTTCTGCCAACCCAAGCTAGACCTGAACCTTACTTTACTTGAACAGCACTACGACGATACTAGACGAGCAAAGGCTAAGTTGTTAATAGAAGCTGGTATTACTAGTCGTGAAGAACTGATGAGTAATCAGAAGTTTGCCGAGTTATTAAAACAGTTGGGTGTTGAACCACCTACTAAGATATCTGTAACAACAGAGAAAGAAACATATGCCTTTGCCAAGAACGACGAAGAATTTAAAAGTTTGCTGGAGCATAACGATATTCGGGTACAAGCTCTCGTTGCTGCGAGAATTGGGTCGAAATCAACGCTAGAGGAAACTCGTACTGAACGCTTCATTGGAATCGCCAAGCGGGGGTTGATGCCAGTGCCACTGAAGTATTATGCGGCTCATACAGGGCGGTGGGGTGGTAGCGACTCGTTGAACTTACAGAACTTACCTAGTCGTGGAGCAAATGCGGGTAAGCTGAAGAAAGCTATCGAAGCACCTGAAGGTTATGTAATTATTGATGCTGACTCAGCGCAGATTGAAGCCCGAGTATTAGCGTGGTTAGCTGGACAGAACGATTTAGTGGAGGCATTTAAGAATGGCGAGGATGTTTACAAAATCATGGCTTATGCTATATACAACAAGGAAGTGGAAGAAATCACAAAAGAAGAGAGATTCGTTGGGAAGACTACCATCCTCGGGGCTGGCTACGGCATGGGGGCGCAGAAATTTAGGGCTCAACTCAAGACCTTTGGTGCTGAAGTTACTGAAGAAGAAGCGAGACATATCATACAAGTCTATCGAAACACATATCCTAGCATTACTGCTCTATGGCGACAAGCACAAGGGGCCCTCGATGCTATAACTAAAGGCATGACAACATCTTTAGGTAAAGAGGGTGTGTTGTATGTGGACCCAACAGAGCGAGGAATTAAACTGCCTAGCGGATTACATATGCGATACGATAAACTCGTTGCAGTTAAAGACGATACTGGCAAATTACAATACCAATACAAGACCCGCTATGGTTGGAATAAGATATACGGCGGTAAAGTTATCGAGAATGTTTGTCAAGCGATTGCTCGTTGTATTATCGGTGAGCAGATGATAAAAATTGCCAAAAAGTATCATGTTGTTTTAACGGTACACGATGCAATTGCATGTATAGTTAAGGAAGATGAAGTAGAAGAAGCCCAAGCCTATATCGAGGAGTGCATGAAATGGACACCTGAATGGGCGGAAGGACTACCAGTTAATTGTGAATCAGGGTATGGGAAAAGCTACGGCGACTGCTAATGAGTTATGTAATTAAAGACGAAAGTGGCGAGGTAATGCGTATAGTTGGTAGGAAAGAAGAAGCCCAAGCTATATGTTCTTCTCGTCAAGGTTGGACATTTAAGTGCATACGCAAGCCTGTGCGTAAAATAGATTTATCCCAATTTGAAGAGGCATTGATATGAAGCAACAAGAAGTATTTGACTACGCAGATTTTTTACTAAGGGCTAAACGGAACTTACGAGAGTTTGAGAACGCTATGAACAAACGACACTTTCATGAAGCGCATGAGTATATGATGAACGCATTTGTAGATGTGAGATTACTAACTCATATTTCGGGAGAACTAAGTGGCGATAATATCTAGGAAAGACCTATTAGCTTTACTAAGACCAGCAATTAACGAGTTGTTTGAAGAAGTATATGCGGACTATAATCCTGAACTATATATAAAGGAGGTAGATTTTGGACAAGACAATGTTAGAAATACACGAGGAAGCGCACAGAAGGTACACTCAACACCTAGCGGAAGCGATGGGTCAAACTAAAGAAATTGTAGCAGCAAAGTTACTTTGGGAAATGATTGGTGAAGCCCCTAAAGACTATATAAAAGAAGTGGACTTTAAATGAAATTGCCAGCGTGGTCATATTCTAGTATTAAACTCTTTGACCAATGTCCGAAGAAATACTATCACTTGCGTGTAGTAAAGGATGTTAAAGAACCACCAACAGATGCGATCTTATATGGTAAGCAATTTCATGAAGCCGCCGAGTTATACATCAAAAATGGTACTCCTATACCTCCGCAATTTAAGTTTATTACCCCATCATTAGATGCACTCAAAGCCCTAAAAGGTGATAAGCATTGCGAGTTAGAGATGGGTTTAACTGAGAACCTAGAACCCTGTGGCTTCAAAGACCCTGATGTATGGTGGCGAGGGGTTGCAGACTTAGCCATTATTGACGGTGAAGAAGCACGATGCCTAGATTACAAGACAGGAAAGTCAGCTAAGTATGCGGACACTGACCAGCTAGAGTTGATGGCACTTGCTATGTTCAAGCACTTCCCTGATATCCAAGTAGTCAAGGGTGCGCTATTCTTCGTTATTTCCAAGAACTTTATAAAAGACTCGTACAACAAGGAAAACCAAGATAAAATGTGGGAGAAGTGGCTAACAGAATACAATCGTATGAAGTTTGCCTATGAGAATAATGTGTGGAATCCACGACCAAGTGGACTGTGCCGAAAGCACTGTTTGGTGTTGGAGTGTGCGCACAATGGAAGGAACTAATATGCCCTATGTAAACAAACCAAGACCGTATAAAAAAGAATACCAAGAGCAAAAAGCTCGTGGCGAACTCGAGCGTCGTATGGAACGTCAACGTGCAAGACGTGCAATCGATAAGATGTACCCCGATAAAAATAAGAATGGTGAAGCAGACATTCGTGAAGGTAAAGATGTTGCCCATGTGAAAGCATTAGACAAGGGTGGCTCAAATAAGAACGGTGTTTTTATTGAATCGTCAAGTGGTAATCGTGCCTTTAAAAGAGATAGTAAAAGCAACTTAGTTAGGGAAACCACTAAGAAAGAAAAAGGCGAAAAGAAGTTAAGCAAGGTTGTAAAGTTAAAGAAATAGTAGTAAACTTGTAGTACAAAATTAGATGGGTGAAGTGGGAGACCACTTTCACCTGATATTCGCTTCATTGGAGAATGTGTGGAAATCATAGACAACAAAATATTGTTGCTGAATTTACGTAACCCAAATAAGATTACGACCGTCATTCCCAAGAGCAAACAGATTGGGGAGAATCAAGTGGCAGTCAACTGGGGATTAGACGAAGCAAGAGTGTTACGCAACTTGCGTATAAAGAATGTACCATCGCCTATCATTGGGCAATACAAATGGGAAGGTGTGTATAAACCTTTCGAGCATCAAAAAGATACTGCATCTTTCTTAACACTAAACCCTCGTGCCTTTTGTCTTAACGAACAAGGTACTGGCAAGACAGGTAGCGTGATATGGGCGGCAGACTATCTAATGAAGATAGGTCGAATCAAGCGTGTGCTGGTCATCTGCCCCTTATCCATTATGGACTCTGCTTGGCGGGCTGACCTTTTTAAATTTGCTATGCACCGCAGTGTGGACATAGCTTACGGCAATAAAGAGAAACGAAACCGCATTATTGCTAGCGAAGCCGAGTTCGTCATCATTAACTACGATGGAGTAGAGATCGTACAAGAATCGATTATCAATGGTGGGTTTGACTTAATTGTTATAGACGAAGCGAACGCATACAAGAATGCCCAGACGACTCGTTGGAAAACACTCAATAAGATATTGAAACCAGAGACTTGGTTATGGATGCTTACAGGAACACCAGCCGCACAATCACCAGTAGACGCATATGGTTTAGCTAAATTAGTAAACCCACATGGAGTGCCTAGATTCTACTCAGCTTTCAAAGATATGGTGATGTGCAAAGTATCACAATTTCGTTGGGTAGTTAGACCTAACGCAGACCAAATAGTATTTGAAGCATTACAACCAGCAATTCGTTATACCAAAGAAGAGTGCCTAGATTTACCTGAACAGATTTATGTAACTCGTGAAGTAGAACTTACCCCACAACAGAAGAAATACTATGAGTTACTCCGCAAACAATTAGTTGTATCAACAGCGGGCGAACAAATTACATCAGTAAATGCTGCAGTTGGCTTGAGCAAGCTATTACAAATATCTTGTGGTGCAGTATATTCTGATTCGGGTGAGACATTAGAGTTTGATATAGCAAATCGATATAAAGTTTTGCGGGAAGTAATTGACGAAACTAAACAAAAAATCCTAATCTTTGTGCCGTTTAAAAACACCATCCAAATCCTAGCGCAGAAATTGGAACTCGATGGATTCAGCACAGAGATTATTAACGGTGATGTGGCGCATAACAAACGCACAGAGATTTTCAAGAATTTTCAAGAAAAACCTGACCCACGCATCTTAATCATCCAACCATTAGCGGCGGCTCACGGAGTAACTTTAACGGCGGCTGACACGATTGTTTGGTGGGGACCGACCCCAAGCCTAGAAACATATGCTCAAGCTAACGCAAGGGCGCATAGGGCGGGGCAGAAGCATCCAGTAACGGTAGTTAGGTTGCAAGGAAGCAACGCTGAGAAACATTTATACAAAATGCTTGACAACCGTATTACCGATCACGTAAAGTTAGTTGAACTTTACAAGAATTTACTTGATTAAAGTAATCTTTGATAGGGAGAATGAGATGATAGATGTAGAAGGAAACACTGTACCGATTGAAAAACTGACTCGTATTTACATCAAAATGCGGGAAAAGAAGAGTGAATTAGACCAAGAACTAAAGCAAAAAGTTGGCAAGTTGGAAGACGATATGCAGACAATCAAGTCAGCTATTCTCGACCAAATGAAAGAACTTGGAGTGGAAAGTTTACGGACTGATGCTGGCATTGTGTACCGAACCGTTAAGACTAAGTATGCAACGACAGACTGGGAATCTATGGGCAAGTTTATTCTTGAACATGGTGTGCCTGAATTATTAGTGAAAGCGATTAACCAATCTAATATGCAGGCATTTTTAGAGGAGAACCCCGACTTGCTTCCGCCGGGGCTTAATGCAAACATGGAATATTCCGTGACTATAAAAAGGAAATAAGATGATTGATGAATCGTTTGTTCCGATAGAAGACATTGCGAAACACTTTCACGTTTCCGTGTCGACTGTCCGTGCTTGGATTAAACAAGACTTAATCCCTGCGTTAAAGATTGGCGGTGTATACCGTTTCAAGATTAGCGAAGTGGAGCAAGCCCTGCGTAAACTAAGTGGTGGTGAACTAGTAAGAGAAGAAGTAGATGGAAGTCTAACGGTCAAAGCTGACCCGAATGATGCGCAGTTAAGTTTAAATTTTAACCCTGACGAAGATATTTAAGGAGAATGACATGGATGACCAAATCCAAGAAGTAGCAGTAGACTCAGCAGTAAAAGCAGAACAACAAGCACAAATGGATAAACAGTTCCGTGCAATGTGTATTGATTTTGCAACACGTGCTAAAGATGTAGACTCAAATAGTATTATTGATATTGCCAAAAAAATTGGCGCTTATATTTCAGGAGAATAATAATGAGCGAAATGACTCTATTTAAAGGCGGACTGCCCGCCTACTTAAAAGCAACGGCAGATGATGCAACTAATGCGTT